TATCTTCTGCCCGGAACCCGATGCTGGTTACAAAGTTTTTGGTCTTAAAATATTCCTTCGCAAACTTTTGGATGGGCCTTGTTTTCAAGTAATCCGAGCAGTATGGGGCTTTTGAGTGAGGTAATCCCTCGTAGTCCCCCTTGTTTAATTGCATTATCGCCCCATCAAATGGCTCTGCATTGATTGCAAGTTCGTCCCATTCCACCACCTTGTATCCTACCCCTACGCCCATCGTTTCGGAATAAACACCTTCAATCTTCACGATATTGATACCCCAATACTTCTCGCAGTTTTTAAGAAACTCAATCGTTTCGGGTCGTTCCATTCCCGTGTTCGCAAAAACAAAGACCTTGTTGTCGTCCTTGTATTTAGGGTCCGTATGCAGGATGTAGGACATCATAGCCGAAGAACGGCCACCGCTGATTGAGGCGAGGATGTTCATAAAGGATATTCGTTGGCTTTGGTGTAGGGCAGTTGACATTGGACTTGGGCGATGCCAAGGCTACCGTTCCTGTTCTTACGAAAGATGACCTCCATCAGGTCTTGCTCTGCGCTCTTGTCGTGTTCGTATGGACGATAAACAAAAGCGATTTTGTCGGCATCGAACTCCAGTTGCCCAGTTTCCCGAAGGTCGGACATGATGGGACGATGGTCAGCCCTGCCTTCCGTTGCCCTTGAAAGCGAAGAAACCACGACCCCGAACACCTTTTGCCTCTTGCAGATTGCTTTCAGTTGCTTGCTAATGTTGGTCATCTGCTCTATTTTGGGCTTGGGCTTGTCAATCTTGGCAGGCTCCACGAGTTGCAGGTAGTCAAGGTAAAAGCCAACGATTCCGAACTTGGCTTTGAGTTTTGCTATCTCGCCCTCGATTCGGTCGAGGTTGGCTTGATGCAGGTCCACGATATACAAGGGCTTCCCTTTGAGTTGGTCAGCCTTTTGTGCCAACGTCAGGAACTGCTCCGTAGTGATACGCTCGTCGGGCTTAAGGAATGCTGCCCCGTCCATCGTTCCGAGGTTGGAAAGCATCCGCTGGGTCAATTGGTCTGCACTCATTTCCATCGTGAAGAACACGACGGGAATATCGGCCATGGCTTGGTTCATCGCTATTTGGAGAGCAAGCAGGGTCTTGCCCATCGCTGGCCTACCACCTACGAGGATAAACTCGGATGGCTTGAACCCGGTGCAGATGTTGTCAAGCGGTCGGATAAAGGTCGGATAGATTTGGTCCTTGCGTCTGCCTTCCCGGACCTCGTTCATGTTGGCGAGAAAGTCCTTGGCAAGTTCGTGAGCGGATGATTCGGAGGCGTTGGATTCAACGGCTTGGATGGACTGATAGCGTTGGAAGGCTTTGGGGATGTCCCGGTCATGGGCGAGTTCTTCCATAATCCTCGCCTCTTCCCTCTCTTTCCAAAGGTCGTGAAGGTCGGAGGCGTAGGTCTTCCAGTTGCTGACAAGCCCTGCTTCGGGGTCGATGCCTTCAAGGAGTACATGGGCTTGTCCTTGGTCTGCGAGGTGTTTGTAAACGGTTACGATGTCAATCTCTCGCTCTGCTTTGTGGAGGGATTCAATGGCCCGGTAGAGCAGGATGTTGTTGCCTGTGAACAGGCGTTCCGGGATTTGGGTTAGGAGGACGGTTCGGTTTACGAACTTGTCCATGAGGCAGCCGAGTAACTTTCGTTCAGCGGACAACTGGTAAGGGTTCATCATCGGAGTTTAGGTTTGAGTAGGCGAAGTTAGGTGTTCGTTGGATGGCTTGGTCCTCCCATCGTTTGCCGTTGAGGTAGGTGGAAGGGTGCGGAACGAATTGTGCAGGGGTTTCGGAGTAAAGTCGTTGAATGTTGCTGACCGCCAGTTCTTGCTCGGTCTTGGTTAAACGTAGGAAGGAACGCTTGGCTCTTGCCTTGTCGGTCTTTCTTGGGAATGTTGTCCAAAATTGGTCAAACCTCTGAACATTCTCATTCTCCTTTTCATTGTCCTTTTCATTCTCCTTTTCATTTACATTCTCATTATCATTTCCATTATCATTATACATTAGGTTAGCCGATGGTTCGGGTATGGTTAGGTCTTGGTTAGCCTTTGGTTTACCACCACGCAAACCTGCTTCGTATTTACGCTGATTAGCAGCGATTTGCGGTTTTATGGCCTCCCATACTGCTTGTGAGTAGCGTGTGAGTTCAGGCTCAACTTGGTCGAGTGCGTACGCAATTATTGCGTGATAGACCTCCAGTTGCTCACTTGCTTCGAGGTGCTGGATGCTCCTTTGGAAGGAGCGGTAAAAGACGAATGAATCTCTCATAAGGGTAAAAAAAAACCCCGACTGATAGCAGCAGCCGGGGCAGGGGTTAGAGAATGAACCCTTTATCGGTAGCATCACTTGGCTGCTATACAAGTAATGCGTCTATTGGTAAATGTAGTACGCCTGCAAATTTACACTAAAATGGCAAATCATGTGCTTGGTGTTCCATACTTTCTTTGGCCTTTTGGTCAATCGGCTCTACTTTACCGCTGGTCTGCTCTTGCATCGGCTCCATTTTACCTGACAAAAACTTCTTTCCGTTGGCTGCTTCTTTGAGCCAGCAGGAGAGTTTCATCTTGGTCCCGTCAGGCAGGATCGCATCGCCTCGGTAGTCCGGGCGTTTCGGGTTGTCGCCTTTGTCATTAACGAAGAGAGTGAAGGTGTTGGGTTGGGGGGTGTAACTCATGGGTTTTTGGTTTGGTTAGGGAATTAGTTGGTATTTGCGTCCGTTGTGTTCGATGATTTTGGGAGTGCGGTTGTCAACAATTATACCTTCTGAACACTCATCGTATATAAGATTGCCATCCGAATCGTATTCACGCTTACGCCAGCGTGCACCATAAACTTCTAAGTATATATCGTTGCCTTCTAAGTATATATCGTTGCCATTCTTGTCTTTAATTTTAAGGCTGCCATTGGCCTTAAAGTCCCAGTTCAGCCATTGGCCGATTGTTTGTCCGTCTTTCATTGTTCTTGATTTTTGGTTTTGATTGAGTAAGTGCAAAGGGTTCTCTCTACGACCTCTCCTGAGGCCCGTAAATCCCTTATAATTCGGTAGGTGGCCCCTTTGCTCGTTCCAAGAATATCTTGCAACTGAGAGGCTCTTAGAGGCTTCTGCGACAATAACCGCAAAGCCTTGATGGTGTTGATGACTTGCTTCATCGGAAAGATACGGCTATGGACGCTTTGGTGGCCTTGGCGGTGCAGACTGGAACCTGCTCGCCCGTGGATTCGTCAAAGATAGCGGTCTTCCCGGCTTGCCTGAACGCAATCTTCAGCAGTTCCTCCCTCGCTTTCATTTGTGCTTTGAGTTCGGCATACACTTCGTCCTCCTCGTAATTAGGCGTGAGGCTCCCTTCCTTAAGGGTAATCTCTGCTCCGAAGGCGGAGAAGGTCTTGCCGTGCTTGGAGGCTTCGTCGGCAACGGTCTGCTCGGTGGCCTTGATGGTGGCTTCCAAAGCCTTGACAATGGCCTTGAGTTTGATGTGCGCCTCCACCGGGTTGACCTCGCCATCATTGATTCGGTCGGTCAGTTGCTGGGCGATTTGGGCGATTTCTGCCTTGCAGATGTCGCTCTTGGGGATCGTGATTAAAGTTGGGTGAATCATGGCTTGGATATGAATGTGGCAAAGATTCGGTTGCAATACTGCCCGTAAGGGATGCCGACTGCATTGGACAGGTCGATGCACTCGCCCAAGGTCAGTTGGATGGGAAGGGTTTTCTCGGTCAAGGCCCTTACCAAGTCAAGGCCAATGGTCGGGAATTTCTCTTTGAACTCAAGGAGTTTCTTAAACTCGTCTGCGTTCATTTGTTCGAGTAGGTTCATGGTCTTGCAAGTTGGTTTTGGATGAATTGGATGCCTTTCTCGAATCGGGCGGGGGTCATGTGGTCGATGTCCTTCATAAACTTCGCCTGTTGCTCCTTTGGTAGTTTGTCAAGCAATGCGAGGAAGTCGGCCTTGAGGGTTGCGGTGGTCAGTTCGTCGTAGGAAGGGACCAGTCCGAGTTTGTCGTTGAGGTCCAGCAAATTGGCGTTGGCAGGCTTGGGGGCCGTTCCGTGCTTGCCCTTGTACACATCAATCCCAATCCCAATCCATGAGGCGATTTTGGTGATGG